AATAAAACACGAGCATTACTATCTTGCCATTCATGCTCTTTGCCATATTCTTGACGCAATCCATCTAAAACTTTTCTTAATTTAGCAAAATTAATCAATTTCTGACCAACTGCTTCAGTAACAAAAGCTTCGCTACGATTATAATTCTGTAAACCTCTACGTGGATTGTATTCAGTTTCCTGATCAATACGTCTAGTATCAAATGCTAATTTAGTGAAACCTTCTCCTGAAGTGCAAGATTCAAGACCAGCTTTTCTAAGTTTAATAGCCTGCTTTCTTATGGAATTGTTTTCAGTTCCACGAGAAATCAATTGATATAGCTCTGAAATGGTTTCTAGTTTCATGCGACTCTTTCGATGGTATGATCCTATATTATGCAGTATTATTACACTTCTGCCAATATTTATATGTCGCCCTTGACAGGAAATTTAAAAATTTTATGATGATGGTATGTTAAACGCCCAACTTTCACCACAACTCGTTCACCCGCAAGCATTAGCGGTGTGTCGCATACTTAGCGGTGCAGGCTACCAAGCCTACATCGTTGGAGGATGTGTGCGCGACCTTTTGCTTGGACATCCGCCCAAAGACTGGGACATTACTACTGATGCCTCTCCCAAAGAGGTAATGGCTTTATTTCCTAATACTATTCCCACTGGATTGCAACATGGTACTGTTACCGTAGTAATGGCTCCAGGTATTGAAAACCATTTTGAAGTAACTACCTTCAGAATTGAAGGAGAATATACTGACGGTCGTAGACCAGAAGAAGTATTCTTCGTCATGAATGTAGAACAAGATTTGGCTAGAAGAGACTTAACCATCAATGCAATTGCATATGACCCCATCGCTCATAGATTAGTAGACCCTTTTGAAGGAATCAAAGATCTAGAACGAAGAGTTATTAGAGCAGTAGGAAATGCTGAAACTAGATTTAGAGAAGACGGATTAAGAATCATGCGAGCAGCTAGATTCGCAGCCCGTTTTGGCTATCAAATGGAAGCAACTACTTTTTCTGCTATGCAAGCTAGTCTTGAGACTCTAAAAAGAGTTTCTAAGGAACGCGTTCAAGATGAACTACATAAAACCATCATGACTAGCAAGCCACTATATGGTTTAACTCTATTACTTCAATCTGGAGCTTTAGAGGTTGCTTGTCCAAGGCTAACTAGTCAAAAACCATATTTGCATTTCATGACGTATGTAGATAGATGTGCGGGGGATTTTGAGACCCGTTTAGCTACTATTTATGCCAATGTACCAGTCAAAATGGCTGAAGAAGAATTGTTATCTTTGAAGTTTTCTAATAAGGAAATTAAAAGAGTTACATTTCTTTTGCAATTGCTGGATCGATATGGAGAGCTACTTCCTCGTGACAATGCATTTTCTTATAAAAGCTTTATGGCTGCGGTCAAGAATCATGCCCCCGACCCCTGGGAATATACCTATCAACAATTTATAATGTTGTCTAGGGCCATAGGACTAGGAGTAGAGGAAAGATTTGCTAAGTATGCAGAAGAGGTTGTATTTTCTAAGAAAGAAATGCAAATAAATGGAAATGATTTGCTAGCTACTGGTATGCCTGCGGGACCAAGAATCAAGCAAGCTTTGGAGGCGTGTTATTTAGAGATTTTGAAAAATCCACAACACAATACCAAATATAATTTGCTAGAGGTAGCTAGGAAATTTTAATTGCAGAAAAGAGAAACGCCTCCAAACTTTCGTTTGGAGGCGTTTCGTTATTTAATCAGTTACTCAGGCTTAATTAGGCTCCGATAACTACGCTCTTACGACCAGCTGCAACACCGCGTGGGTTTACGATAGCGATACCGATGATCTCGGAAACTACCCAACCAAGCTTCAATTGCTTTGGCTCGTCTGCTGGAAGGACTTCAATGTCCTGACGGATTGGCATTACACCAACGAACTCTGGATCAGCTGCACCGTAGATGGTTCCTGGTGGAACGATCTTGGATACCATAATGTCAGTACCCCAAATGTGAGCATAAAGACCAGTCTGAAGAACTTCACGCATGGTGACTGGATCGAAATCACCGCCACCTACGCCCTGTCCACCACCAGCTCCCCACTTTAGGATGTCGGTGAACTCATTGATGTTCATGAAGTACTTAGTAGTTACTAAGTCCCAACGATCAATCTGTTGCTTGATTTCAACTAAGTCTCTCTTTAGAAGACCTGCGTCTGCAATGTCGGTTAGGACGTTTTCAACAGAAGCTGCTGCATCAAGGGCTGCGAAGATGTTTGCATCTTCCTGAGCCATGATTTCTTGACGAGCCTTCTGAACTGCTCTGTCAATGACGTTGAATCTACGACGCTTGACTTCTGCAATACGTACAGTTGGGTTTGCGTAGATTTCGAATTCTGGAACGACAACACGGTCACCGAAAACACGAGACTCTGGACCAGTACCGTTGCTGGAGATAACTACAGCGGCAACATCGATATCTCTATCGTAAGTTGGGGTTGCACCCTGTGGAAGAGGGTCAACAACTAATGCTCTACGAGCAATTCCGTGGTAGTCTAAGTTTCTACGGATTGGGTTTGCCATAGCCTGAGCTAGAGCAATCTTACCGTCTTGGGTCATAATGGCGCGAGAAATAAGTTCATCACGCTTGTCATCACTCAAAGATGGCTGACCTGCAAGGCCCATGTTAGATGGGGTGTTCTCTTCTAGAACGGCTGCATACTTAACTAAGGTCTGTAGTGCATCTTTTAAGGATGATGCATTCATCTGTCCTTGGTTGCTAAACATATTCATAAATTGCTCCTGATGGAATTTTTTGCCAGTCTTACCAGCTTAAAAGTTAACTTAAAGAAATGAGTGGTTCCCGTTAGGGATTGAGGCTTTATCACCTCACCCAGCCACTCGGCTAGGCTTAAACTTATTCAGCTACCTAAATTAGGCTGCTGGTGGGTTGAAGTAGAAGGTTGCGAAAGCAAACTGACGAGGACCGACAGAGCTGACCAAACCAGATGGGCTGTTAAGAGCAGCAACTAGTCTGTTTGGAGTGGTTACCAAAGAACCGTTGGTCTCGAAGTCTACGAAACGACCTAATACTGGACCTGCACCACCTGCGCTAGAAGCTAGGGTTGGGGTCAAAAGACCAGCGGCAGTTGCATATAGAGCAGCGCCAGTGTCTAGAGTAGTGTTGGTTGGCTGTAAACCAGTGGATGCGTTGGTATCGCATGCGTCAAGAGAGACTGCATACAAACCTGGCTTCTCCCAGCAAGTTACCTTGCCAGAACCAGTGGCAGTGTGTGGGCCAAGGATTGCGCCAGTGAAGACGCTTGGGCCGTTTACCTGTTGACCTACAGTTCCACCTACGACAGAACCGAATAGAGTTCCGTAACCAGTGATACCGTCGTCAGCTAACATTAATGGACGAGAAGTAGAAGACAAAGTCTTGGTTACTACTACGCGCTTTTGAACGCCAGATGGGTTGACATATCCGTCAAAAGAGTCAGCAGCTGCCTTGTCGCCTGGAACTGGGACAGAGACAAAAGTAACAACTTCACCACCCTTAAGGGTTAATACTTCAGAATCGTATCCGTCAAATTGACCTAGTGGATTACCACCTGGTTGTAAAAGTTTTAAAGACATTTTAGTTTCCTAAATTTCAATTCCGCATTTGGCGGATTGGTTACTTACACCTTAACTTACAAAATCTACATAACATATTTGTTTATTACCAGATTTGAATAAAAAATTATGTTAAGACAAACACATATTTCTTTATGCCTATATTTTTAACCTATTCCTAGATCTTTTAATCCTTTACTAATTTCATCTTCTCCAGAAGCTGAAGGTTTATTTGGTAAAAGTCCCGGAACTTCAGGTGGAGGTCCAACATCTTCTTTCTTTGGTCCACCAGTAAAAGTATTAGTTTGAGCAACAGAAGATTCAAGATCTTGCTGTAATTTCTGCTTATAATTCTCAACACCTGCAAATGCCTTAGATACATTTGTAATATCAATTACATATGTTTGTAAGGCGTGATTGACATCATCAAAATCATCAGCTACTAAGCCATATCCGCCATGTAATATTTGAGTTTTATCTACCAAAGAAGATAAAAATCCACTATCCTCAATTTGGCGCTGCTTATACATTTCATTACTGAAATTTTTCTGTACAGCTGTAATCATTGGCATAATTTTCTTAGTAGATTCATAGAAAGCATTATAAGCGGCTATCATCTTCGCAGTTTCAGGTTTATTCTGCAATTCTCTTAACTCATCAGCATCTCTTGGCTTTTGCATGCTATCTAGCATTGGAGAAAGCTTCTGATAAACAGCATAATGATCTTCAATTTTCTGCCTAAATTTTCTAAGCATATCTAAAAATTCTGGTTTATACTGATAACCAACACCTAAAGTTACACTTGCATTAAGTAAATCATCAATCTCTGCAATTAATTTATCATGATCTTTTTCCATACCATCACTGATAAATCTCATATGTTGCTTAAGATAAATTCCACCAAGAACAGCAACAGTGGCGCCAATACTTAAGGTAACTGGATCAAACTGTGCTTTTTTTTTAAGAGATGATCTAGTGCTAACTTGTTCCAAACAAGTATCTGCAAGAGCGCGCAATTGGTCTTGATTGCGATTATCTAAATCGTTACCAACTCTGACCAAAGAAAGAAGTAATTGTTGTTCGGCATACTTGCGCTTGGTTAATAAACCATCTGGCATTTTCTGAACAATATGAAGATTAATATTTTGGCGCTCATTTTCATTTTCAACTAAGCCATTTAATTTATCATATGATGGCGCGACTACTTTAGAATCAGGATGAGCCACTTCAATAATATTCTTCTTGTACTCCATATCCTTAGAAGTTTTTGGTTTGTTACCATACAGAGACTCAATGGCCTTTAAATCTAAAGAATCGGCTCTACCAGTCTGTTCTAGTTTCTTTTTAGAATCACTAGAATCATTGGAGATCATTCCCTTTTCTTGGGCTATTTTAACAAAACTGTCAAAAATTTCGCTTCTGCTCATTGTTTTCGCTCACATATGTTAATGTTACTAATATGTCTGGGTATGCACTTACTTATGGAGCATTTTCAGCCACATCATCGATAAAATAGTCCACTAATCTCTTTTTAGAAGCAAAGATTTTTGGAATAAAGACTAAAGAATTACCGGCAGATGATTGATTATGAAAAACTATCTTATCAACAATGGCTTGAAAACCAGCTGTGCCTCTAATAACTGAATCTAGTTTATCTAATCCATCGTAAACTTCTTTAGCAAAATCTACTACCATCTGCTCAATTGAAGATTTATCATTTCTGACACTTTCTACCCAATCTACTGAAGAACTATTTTTAATAGTATCTTTATAGCTAGACTTAACTTTAAACTTAGTTTGTGTAGTAGTTGGGGCAGGAGGGGCGGAAACAGCAGACTCTCCAACTGGTTTACCTTTTTGATAAGAACCATCTAAAGCATTAGGCCTATCTAATAATTTGTTTACCACATCTCCAGCTACCATTAAACCCGCTGATGCAATAGCAATCTTAAAGATTAAACCAATTACTTTACCAAGTAAACTAGTAGTATTGGCTTTTCTTAAACTAAACATAGATAAGAAAGAAGATAATTGAGCTTGTTTTGATAACTGGCCTCTTTTTGCCATAGCTTCATATTCTATCATTGCTAATTTAAGCATTCTAGCTTGCTGCAATAATTGTTCAGAACTTGTTACACCTAAAATTTTGGCAGCCTCATCTGCCTCTTGTTGTGTGGCAGGCTGAGTATGTTCTTGTACTGCAGATTGAACTGCATTATCTATTTGGCTAGAAGAAACTTGATTTCCGCTACCAAGTAAATCTTTGATTTTATCATGAATAGATTTCCACATTGATCTAACATCAACATGAAAAACCCTCATAGCTAAGCCTACTAGTAAACCAAGCCACTTAAAACCAAGGGCGCCCAAGATAACAGAAATTGCTCCAGGAGCAAGTATATCTAATAAAGAACCAGTTATATCATCTTTTTTAAGAGTATTACCAACATAAGTTTTTACTGCAGAAGTTAATTCAGAAACAATAGAAGAACCTTGAGCGTTTTTAACAAAACGTTCATCTGATAGTAGGCACTCTACTATCATTAAATCTACGTAGAATGAAACTCCATGAGATGATTTCATAAGATTTTTCCAACCTCATTAAATCTAGAGTCTAGTCTTTTAATAATGCTTCTATTTCTAACGGCATAAGAGTATGATCCCTGGAACTGAGCTTGTGTTAATGCACGGTTACTAGAGTTCATCATATTTCCATATTGAGAATAAAATGCTTCTACAACTTCCTTAGTTGAGGTGACTACCCTATCAAGAGCATTCATTAAGTTTCTGTATCTTCCACTAGCTGGTGGCTGCAACATTTGAGCGAACAAAGATGGGTCTTCATTCATATCATAGATAACATTACGCCTAATAGTCAGTGCCTTAGCATCTGACATAGCATTTCTTGCATCGTTCATAGCTTGAACTGCGCTGGCAGCTAATTCAGTTCCAGAATCTTGCACCAATCCTACATACAAATTAAAGAAAGACTCAATCTTGTCAAAATTGACATTGTATGGGTTAAGGGGCAGTAGAGCTACTAGTTTGCCAACATCTTCTGGAGATGCTTTTCCAGAACCACCAGTTCCGCCAGGCTTTCCTGGCTGATCTTTTCCTGGAGTGGTTGGAGAAAGTGTACCAGTAATAGAACAAGCTTTTCCATCTGGTCCAGTAAAAGTAGGTCCAATTTCTTGAATCTTTTTTACATAAAAAGCAAACTTCTTTTCATCTTCTGGAGTCTTAGCAATTTCTGACCAGTATTTAGCGCGAGCAAAGAAAGTATTTAGAACTAAACAACGATCTACTTTTTCATCTGTATATAATACTTCTTT